CGACCGGCGTAGGAGCCGAGGTGGACGGGAGACGGTCGGCCTGCCAGCGGAACAGGGTGTTGCCGGGTTCGGCACCCTTCTTCGCCATGGAGGTGAAGGGGGTGTCCTTGGCATCGACGAGGGCGATGAGGTTGGCGAGGTCTTCGCGCTTACCGGCGTTGACGAGGGTGCGTTCTGTGAGGAGAGCCATGATGTTATATAGGGTTTGGGGGCTTAAATGAAGTTCTTGGAGAGTAGAACTCGGGCGAGGTCTTCAGCGTTATTCGTTTTGCGGAAACGGTCCACGGCGGTCTTGGCCTGTACTTCTGCGGGCTTCGAGCGCTGAGGGTTTACGGTCGGACGGACGGGCTGTACGGGTGCTCTGGTCTGAACCTTCTGACCTGTCTGGGCGACCTGACCCTCGCGGGCCATGTATCCTCGGACATAATCACCAATGAACATCTTCGCGTCAGGGAATGTGGCGAGCTTAGGGAAAACTCGCAGAACACCTTGGGCGACCTGATACTCCTTGCTTTCCGGCTTATTCCACCAGGGGTAATGCTTAGTGGCGATCGGTTCAATCTGCTCACGGGTGGCAATCTTGTTCAGCTGCGCGGGCAACTGTTCTTCGATGGCTCTCGTCGCGTTGACCAACATCCGGGTAACATCCTCCTGAGCGTATTCCTTGTCACCAAGGACAAAGCCGTAGGGGTTCTCCATGCACTTGTACTTCAACCAGCGGGCGTTTTCCAACTCCTTTGCGACCTGATCCTTAGTCTGAAGCGACTCGAACGGGCTAGATGCGTCATTGACGCTGGTTGCCGTCGGGTCGGACTGAGGTGCCGATTGGAGCTGCTGCTTGAGCGTTTCCATCTCCTCGCGGAGCTTGGTGACTTCTTCCTCGGCCTGCTTTCGCTTGGCCGTGAGCTTGTCGATGCGCTTTTGCACGCCTTTGGGAAGATCGCTATCTTCCTCGTCGTCTTGCGTATGCTGTGAAGGAACTTCGTCGATACCATCCTCAGCCTGGGGGACTTCCGTATCGGTGTAGGCATCTTGCAGTGATGCTTCTCCGTCCGTGTTGTCCTTGACTTCCGTCTGGGTTTCTCCCTCTGAGCCGGCCTCGGGATCTGCCGCCTGTTCAGCGTCAGCGAACAGGGTGCTGCGGAGGATATCCGCGAGCTTATCTTGGTTTAACGCCCCTGACTGGGCATTGGACTGTACCTCGGTGTTATTTTGGGCCGTTCCGATATCGGCGCTTTCGTTGTTATCCATATCAGAGAGTTTTACGTCCACTCAGAGGACGTGCGCGTAATAACGCCTGAAAATAGCCTAAGTCAATGTGCCCGGACCCCGTTTGTTGGGTTTGGCAAGATTACGCATTAATCTTACGCCCCGAAACGGCCACGGAGGGCTTCCGCCTGCTCGGAGAGCAGCAAGTCCTTGAAATCCTTAATAGCCTCGGCGCGTCCGCACGCATGCACGCGCTTTTCGCCCTCAATGCCGTAGGAGATAGCACGATCAACCTCAGCGGCGATACTGGCGTCCAGATACGCCAAAACAGCGTCAAAAACCTCGTTTTTCTCAAAACCGAGGACTTTCCTGACTTCTTCGGTATTAGGCGCCATATCCGGGCTGCTGGCCTTCCTGGGCCATCTTGTCGGACACAGGGGTAACGCCTAGGCGTCCGATTGTCTTGTTCTGCTGCTGCTGAACGCTCATCTGGAGGTTCTGGACGTAGTTCTGGAGCAAAGCCTGGAACTGCTGGTCGCCCTGAGCCAACTGCTGAGCCTTCGGGTTCTTCTGGATGATATCCTGAAGATACTGGAGCTTCGTGGAGGCGGTCGGGTCGTTTTCGACGTATTGGACCTCCATGCCGGCCATCATCTTCGCGATATCCGTCTGAACGTCGTTGTAGAGCTTCTGGGAGGCAGTCTTCTGGTCCAAGAGCAGATCCTTCGCGGACTCGGGGCTGATAGCCTCGACGAAGCGCGCGGTGAGCTTGTTGCGGTCGATAACGCCACCGGCGTCCATCGGGATGACGAACGAGGCGATAGCCTTGAGCTTTTCCATGACGTAATCCGTATCGAGCTCGCGCACGTTGTACGAGATGCCGATATCATACATCTGCGAGATTTCGTCAGGGGTCATGACGATAGGCATGCCGACGACGCGATCGATTTCAGAGCCATCGAGGTACTGGACAGACAGGCTGACCATCTGCTTCAGGACGCGGCTCCAGGCCGTAAGCCAGTTGTTCACAATGAACTGCTGGGTCATCTGCGTCTTCTGCGGGGGGACGGCGGGGTGGAACAGACCGAAATAGGCCGCGTTCTGGGCTTCCACACGATCAATAAGGTTGAAGGCGAGTGCGGGATTGCCCGAGGGCGGCGAAAGGAACGTGTAGTCGTCAGGGGTGCTGACGGGGAGAAGGGAACCGGGGGCAATCTGGTTCTGAGTGCCGAGGCGCTTCTTGACCTTGATGGGCGGCAGCGTCTCGAACGCCGTGCGGTCGCGCAGGCTGTCCTTCTGGGCCTTGATTTCCTCTTGATCCGTAAAGGCAATCTCAGGGATGCCACGGGACTCGACGACGGCGCGCTTCAGGCGCTCGCGGCGGAGTTCGACGAACGGATACTCACCGTGCGCGTAATCGAGCTTCGAGTGCTTGGCGTATGTCTCGACCTGGCTCGTATTAGGGCAGAACACCGTGTAGTACACGCACGGGACGCCGTTCGCGTCGATCTGTCGGCTGTAAGCATACACGATTTCGACGAGGTTGTCCGCGCGGTGCAGGGCGTTCGTCACGTTCGACGTGACAGGGATGAGGTTAGGGTCCGTGAGGTAAGCGGACTTGCCGGCGGTGTTCGCGGCTTCTTCGACGAAGGCTTCGTCCCATCCGTCGGTCTTGATCATCTCGCGGAGCTCGACTTCCGACATGAAAGTGCGCTTGAAGATGACGCGGGCGTCCTGAAGGTCCAGCGTCTCGGGCGGGAAGCTGATTTCCTCGTAAGGCTTCAGGGCAGCGCACACCGGGAGGTTGATGCGGTTGTAAGCCTGGTCGTAGATAGACACGCCGGCGTTCAGCAGCTCCGTAGCGATGCGCTTGGCTTCTTCGGACGAGCAGCCGAGGCCGTTCGCGAGCAAATCAGCCGTGATATCCGAGGCACCAGTGGATTGCAGCTGGCGGAGGGCTTCAGCGATGATGCCGTCCGTGGCGGCACGGGTTTCGAGGTCAGCGATAGTCGTCGTGACGGAACGCGAGCCGAGGCGACGCTCCCAGCCGACGTGCATAGCCGCCCAACCGTAATTCAGGGAGTATTGCGCCCAGAGTTCAGCCTCGCGCTCAAGGTCAGGGCGGAGTTTGTTCTCGACGATCCAGCGGGCGAGCGTCTGGACGGACGAGGCCGTAGAAGCGTCGTTGTATTCAGTCCCGGTCACGCGGATGCGCGCGAGCTGCCAAGAGTTCAGCAGAAGCATCACCAATTCGTTGATAATCGAGTCAACGAGGCGAACGCGGACGTCGGAGGCACCCTCGAACGGGAAAGCCCCCTCCCCGTCGCGCTGGTTACGGCTGTATTTCTTGCCGTCGTCAGACTGGCCTTCCCAGCGCGCAAGACGAATGTCGTCGTTGCTGTTGATCCGGGCGATGTTGCCGCCGTTCGTCAGGGAACGGTCGAACTCGCTCTGAAGTTCTTGGATATCAGGCGTATCGCTCGCGAAAACGAGCTTATCCTGACGGTTATACTTGCTTTGCATTGATTGTGTTAAGGTATTGAGATTTGGCCTCGATATATTGGATCAAGGACTGCTTATGGAAGCGGTATTGACCGCCAATCGTCTTGAAACACCGAACCAGCCCCTTTTTCCGGAGGATATCCAATTCTCTGACGTCTATACCCGTCATTTCCTCTGCCAGCGAGCGTGAGAGCACGATTGGGTAGTCTTTTGGGTCTTTTGGCATAAATTAATACGAACCACCACGGGTTGCCTTCCAGGTCTTGTCATCTTCCTGCTCCGGGTGCATGACGGCTAGGTATCTAAGGCAGTCGATAGGGTCTTTAGCGGCGCCCTTCTCGCCATCCGCCCCAGTCCACTCCCTCAAGGAGTAGATGAGGTTCTCGCAGTCCTCGGAAACGAACAGTTTCGGCTGATTAAGCGGAGAGACGGGCTGGTTCTGGTCATAGGACAGGGCGTCATTGATAATCGTGATGCCTTCCTCGATCTTGATGCCAGCCGCCGGTGTGAAATACAT